TTTGAAACCTTGGTTGGATTCTATTAGAGCTAACTATACTGCAATGAAATTTGAACCCATGGGGTATATTCGGCTAAACGAATATGTGAATGCCATGGCACGGATGGTCAAATCTCGTTGGTATATCATTTGGAATGACGATGCAGTAATGCAGACGCCTGCATGGGATAGTGAAATTATGAAACATGACGGCCAATTTAAACTATTGGCTTTTTGCACACATAATTTGCATCCTTACAGTATATTTCCTATAGTACCACGCAAGTGGTTAGAATTGCTAGGATATCTTTGCCCACATCAAATTTCCGATGCATGGTTGAGTCAACAAGCCTACATATTAGATGTGTTTGAACGTATACCAGTCAATGTGGTACATGAACGTTACGATCTCACAGGAAAAAATAAAGATGCTACTTTTAACAACAGACCCATGCTCGAAGGCAATCCCAAAGACCCTAGAGATTTTTTATACATGGATGTGATAGAACTACGATACAACGATTGTAGGAAAATTGCTGCATACATGGAAAGTATTGGCATGAGTACTGAGTTTTTTAAAAATGTACTTAGAGGTACACAAGATCCTTGGGAGAAACTCAAGATCAATGATGTAAATCATCAACAATCACAATGGAGCATGGAGATCAACCGATCTATCATAGAAGGATAATTAATGACTGACGAAAATCTTGAACAGCGCATCATACGCTACTGGGACAATCAACCTTGTAATATCTTGCATGGTACTAGCGAAGTAGGAACATTGGAGTTTTATCAGCAAGTGTCTGAACGTAGATATCGCGTGGAATCGCACATGAGAGAATTTGCTGGGTTTCATCTTTGGCAAGGCAAACGTGTGTTAGAAATTGGTTGCGGTATAGGAACTGATGCTGCTGAATTTGCAAGATACGGTGCAGATTACACTGCTATTGATATCAGTCCCAAGACTGTTGAATTGGCTCAGCAACGATTCAAAGTTGAAGGTCTAGAAGGTCAATTCATCTGTGGTGATGCTAGTGATCCTGCGGTATATCAAGGCTTGGGTAAGTTTGATTTGGTATACAGTTGTGGAGTCATGCATCATTTTCCACGCATTAATAGTATGATACAAAATGCATATGACGTATTGGTGCCTAACGGTGAATTTAGATTTTTAGTGTACGCCAAGAACTCCTGGAAATACAGTATGATACGTAAAGGTCTAGATCAATTTGAAGCACAAAATGGTTGTCCATATGCCAAGGCCTATACCAATGAAGAGGTATATGAGTTACTAGGTGAACAATTCCATATTGAACGTTTGCGTCAAGCACATTGTTTTATGTACAATGTGCCAGCTTACAAGCAAGGTAGATATGAATTAGAACCTTGGTTTGAAGCCATGCCCGCCGAAATGCGAGATGCCATCAAAGAATATCTTGGTTGGCATTTGTTGGTCAAAGCCCGGAGAACATGAAACGACTGTTTGCATTTGGTTGCAGTTTTACCAACTATCGTTGGCCTACTTGGGTAGATTGTTTGGAGCCCGAGTTTGACCAAACACAGAATTGGGGGCAAGCTGGCGGCGGAAATCACTACATATTCAATTCAGTAATGGAATGTGATCAACGCCATACGTTTGGCCCTGGAGACACTGTGGTTGTGTGTTGGACCAGCATAGATCGAGAAGATAGATATGTAGACCATCGTTGGCATACTCCGGGCAATGCATATTTTGCCAAAACAGTATATCATCCAGACTATATTCGTTCACACATTGATGAGCGAGGATTTTTAATACGAGATTTGGCGTATATCAAAGCTGTCAAAACATTGTTAGAATCACGACTTGGTGTCAATTGGAAATTTTTAAGCATGGTTGAGATCATGGCAAGACCCAATGACAACGACAATGTGAGTCAATATCGTGATGTCATGCGACTGTATAGTGATGTACTAGATTGCATTTTACCCGGATACGATAAAACAGTTTTTAAAAACAACTGGCCCAAACCTGGACCTGACCCACACCCTAGCCCGGAAGAACATTTGGCTTATTTGGATGCAGTATTGCCAGGTTGGGTGACAAAACCACAAACTCGTGTTAAAATGCACGAAGCCAGTATCAATCTAAATAAAGATCCAAGATATTCAGGAATGACCAAGGTAACAAGATTATGAGCAAAATTAAAATAGCAGAACTATTCTACAGCATACAAGGCGAAGGCAGATACATGGGTGTGCCCAGTGTGTTCTTACGCACATTTGGTTGCAATTTCAAATGTGCAGGCTTTGGTATGCCGCGTGGTGAATCGAGTGCGGAAGCAGAATTTATTGACCCTGCAAAATTCCGCACGTACAACGAATTACCATTAGTAAGCACAGGGTGTGATAGTTATGCATCATGGGATCCACGGTTTAAAGACCTAAGCCCAATGCTGACTACAGATGCAATTGTAGAACGCATTATGGAAATACTTCCGCATGGTGAGTGGCGTGATGAGCATCTTGTGATCACAGGTGGCGAGCCATTGCTGGGATGGCAACGACAATTTCCAGACTTGCTGGATCATCCCAAAATGGCAGGACTCAAAGAGATCACCTTTGAGACCAATGGTACCCAAAAACTAACAGAAAAATTTGCAGGTTATTTGCATACATGGAAATGTCATCATTATTATGATTTCCGTAGAGAGATCACATTCAGTGTCAGTGCCAAACTGCCTGTGAGTGGTGAGCCATGGAAAGATGCTATCCGTCCTAAGACTGTGTTGGATTATGAAGATTACGGAACGGCATATCTGAAGTTTGTGATTGCCACTGAAGAAGATTTAGCAGATGCAGAACGTGCAGTTGAAGAATATCGCAAAGTTGGGTTTACTGGACATGTTTATATCATGCCCATTGGCGGTGTTGAAAGTGTGTATGCATTGAACAACCGGAATGTAGCACTATTGGCCATGCGTAAAGGTTGGCGTTACAGTGATCGATTACAGGTGCCGTTGTTTAAAAACGAATGGGGCACCTAAAGAAGTGGCCGACAAGTCAAATATAATAAAAGGCCGCAACAGTTACGATAGTACCAGTACAGGATCGCTTGTTCCTTTTTTAAATAGAAATGTTACCCCTTACGCTACCGAGAGCAGTGGTCCTAAGTTTGATTTGATTCCGGTCACTGAGCAAAAAGATCTAATGATCAATCATGCTAGGATGTATGCCCAGCAAGAGTATGATCGTATAATGACCTTGGTTCATGTGTTGGAAGACCAAGCAAGACAAATCAAACGTAGATTAGAAATAACAGATGCTGTACACGGAGCAGAGTTTCAGTTCAAACTGGTAATGGGCAACTGCTACTGGTTAGTTTGGGAAAAAAGACTAGAAAAAATGTTGCTGGTTCATAACGGACCAACTAACTGGAGCAGTAGTGCTCCGGAAGATTATGAGTATGTGGCACAAGTAAAGTACATGGGCGACCATACTTGGATGGAAATAATAGAAGATCAAGGATCATGACATGAGCGAAACCAAAAAACGAACAGTGGTAAGAATGCTTACCTATAGATTAACTGCGTGGGTGTTTACAATTTTTTGGACATATCTATTCACACATGACCTAGGATCCTCAACAGGATTTGCCACAGTGTTACATGTTTTGTTGAGCATAGATTATTATATTCATGAAAGAATATGGTTAAAAATTAAATGGGGAAAATTAGATGAACAAAGAACTGCTTAAAAAATTTCAGCTTGAAGCTGGCGGTAGTCATTATCCTAGTATCAATCCACAAATGCAAGAGCAATTTGCAAAATTGATTGTTAACGAATGCATTGACATTTGCGAACAAGGCACAGCTACTCAAACAACCAGCTCAGGTGCTGCCAGCATGATCCGGCAACACTTTGGTATGGATCCTGGTGCTGGTCCGCTGACTGACTGGAGTTAGTATGGGACTACTTGATATTTTTCGAAAAAAACCACTACAGGTGCCAGAGCCAAAAGCACCAGTGGTACCTAAAGTTCGAGCGCCTAAAGAAGAACCCAAGTCTGCTAAACAACTGGCTACCGAAGCAAACGAGCCATATGTAGCTGTGTTGCGGATGGATGTGGATCCCAACAATTTGCATCAAGGTGCATTTGAATTAGACTGGAATGAGATCTTCGTGGCACGACTGGTCAAGGCAGGATACATGATCAAAAAAGATGATGCTGATTCAGACATAGTGGACCGTTGGTTCCAAAATGTATGTAGACATGTGGTCATGGAAACATGGGAACAAGAACAAGCTATCAAGAATTCCGGAGTGTATGTACAGTCAAGAAATATCGGCGATGGCCGAAGCGAGATATCATGATATTCAATCACATCAAACAACTCAAAGCTGAAGGCAAACGCATTGGCATCACATTCAGTACATTTGACATGTTACATGCTGGCCACATTGCCATGTTAAGTGAAGCCAAGAATCACTGTGACTACTTGATTGCGGGTTTGCAAACTGATCCCACAATAGATCGACCAGATACCAAAAATCATCCTGTGCAAAGCATTGTAGAACGTCAAATACAATTGGCTGCATGCCGTTATGTGGACGAAGTTGTGGTGTATCAAACTGAACAAGACCTGTGTGACTTGCTGTTGATCTTGCCTGTAGATGTACGTATCTTGGGTGTGGAGTATGAAAATAAACAATTCTCAGGTGATGAAGAATGTTTCAAACGTAATATCAAACTGATATTCAACAGCCGTGATCATTCATTCTCCAGTTCAAGCCTGCGACGACGTGTGGTCGCAGCCGAGAGTCACAAGGTGCTTGCACAAAAATGATATTGTACGTAAATGGATGCAGTCATTCTGCGGCTGCAGAAGCTGCCGGTCCATGGGGTTGGGCGTGTGATGATGGCAAATATTGGGAACATGGAAACACCGAACCTCACCCAAGAAATTTAGCAGTGAGCTATGGCCAACGTATAGCAACTGCATTAAATATCAAATTGATTTGCCAAGCAAGTTCGGGTGGCAGTAATGATCGTACTATTAGAGTTACTACAGATTGGATTAATAATAATCCTGATCAATTGGCTGATATTTTTATAATTTTACAGTGGACCACCTGGGAACGAGAAGAATGGTTTCACGAAGGTGCGTGGTATCAAGTTAATGCTTCAGGTGTAGACAGTGTTCCACCTGCATTGGTTGACCGTTACAAAGAATACATAACAAATATCAATTGGGAAATTAAAACAAAGCAAGCCCATAGTAAAATTTGGGCTATGCACCGATATCTTGAATCTTTAGATATACCGCATTTGTTTTTTAATGGGCAAAGCACTTTTAGCGATATATCATTGCTAGACCAAAAAGACTGGGGTACAAGTTATATACATCCGTATTCTCAAGCGCATTCTTACCATAATTGGTTAATAAACAACGGTGGCACGTATTCTAATGCCAAAAGTTACCATTTTGATGCCAAAAGTCATAGACTTTGGGCCAATTATGTGTTACAATACATTAATGATAACAACTTGATTGTGCCCAATGAAATATCTACTGATTGATACAGCTAACATGTTTTTTCGTGCGCGGCACAGCGCTCACCGAGCATCTGATTCGTGGACCAAACTGGGGTTTGCATTGCACGTCACATTGATGGCAGCAAACAAAGTGGCTCGTAGATTTGATGCAGATCATGTGGTATTCGCACTAGAAGGACGCAGCTGGCGCAAAGACCATTACAAGCCATACAAAGCCAATCGTGCTGTGGCACGTGGTAAGATGACCGAGACTGAAGCTGAGGAAGACAAGCTGTTTTGGGAAACTTATAATGAGCTGACCCAATATCTGAGCAACAAGACCAATTGCAGTGTTATACGCCATGCCCAGGCCGAAGCAGATGATGTGATTGCACGATGGATTGCATTGCACCCCCAAGACGAACACATAGTGGTCAGTTCAGACACTGATTTTGTGCAACTGATCGCACCCAATGTTCAGCAGTTCAATGGCATCACAGACGAACTGATCACACTGGAAGGAATATTTGATGCTAAGGGTAACGCTGTTAACGATAAAAAAACTAAACAGCCAAAGACCATCCCGGATCCGGCCTGGCTGCTGTTTGAGAAGTGCATGCGTGGCGACAGCTCAGACAATGTGTTTAGTGCATATCCAGGAGTTCGTGAAAAAGGCACAAAGAATAAAGTTGGTCTCCGTGAAGCGTTTGCTGATCGAGACAAACGCGGATATTCTTGGAACAATCTCATGTTGCAACGTTGGACCGACCACAAAGGTGCTGAACATCGTGTGCTAGACGATTACGAACGCAATCGCACCTTGATTGATCTTACTGCTCAACCCAATGAAATCAAACTGTTGGTAGACACAGCCATCCGTGAACAGATCAGTCACAAGGATGTGGGACAGGTGGGCACACATTTCTTGCGATTTTGCGGCAAATACGATTTGGTCAAACTCAGCGAATCTGCAGACAGCATTGGTCGCTGGTTGAACAAAACATACACAGGAGAACTAGATGATATTAGCAATGCCAGTAATAGCTGACCGCTATTGGATACTTAAAAAAGACAATCGCAAGGTTGGGCAAATTGAAGCACAGGACGATGGTTATACTGTCAAAATCAGCAACACAGTAAAAAAATACAAGACCATCAAGATGATGGATCGAGACATTGAGTTTGTACCGGCTGTTGAAGTCCGACCCAATCCAGAAAATCAAGTGTATGGATACGACACTGGACAAAAAGTATTCAATGCCATGTGGGATATACAACATCGATTGCCGCTGTTCACACAAGAAGAAAACAGCAAGAGTTGGTTTGCTGCTGGATGGTACTATGTCAAAAAACATCGCGCCTGGAAGATGGTACAGAATCCCAAACTGATCACACTACAACGATACAGCTATCAAGGCCCGTATCACAACAAAGAAGAAGCTGTTGCTAAAGGAACACCATGATACTCAACCCATTCAAAGACCAAGAAAAATTCATGCTGGCTTGTGACCAAAGTGTCACGGGAGATCAAGCACAATTTGACATGTACATCAATTTGATTGCAGAAGAATTTCAAGAACTACAAGACGCCGACACCGACGTAGACACACTGGATGCATTAATTGACATCCTAGTTGTCACAATTGGTGCCATACACAGCATGGGTGCTGATGGCGAACGTGCCTGGATTGAAGTCATGCGTAGTAACTTTGCCAAAATTGATCATGACTCTGGCAAGGTACGCAAACGTGAAGATGGCAAAGTGCTCAAGCCCGAAGGATGGACACCGCCTGATCTGGAACAATTTTTGAGAAAGAACTAGTATGAGCTTGCACATAAATCGTTTTGTAGATAGCATCAAAGCACACGAATCGCGCAATCAACGTGATTTTACCATGACCATGAGAGATGCCAAAGATCTGCATGCAGACATAACCAAACTGCTGCTGACTCTGGAAACCATGCGAGCTCCTGCTGCTAGCAAAAACGAAGCTGTTTCAATAGAACTTGATGGTGGAAGTTTTAAATCTGCATAGATTATGTGATAAATAATGCTATGAGCAGGCCACGTCCACAGGTGTTAATTGAACACACCAATAAAGTAACTTACAAAACAGAACAAGTTTTAGCAAGTGAAGGAGTGTGGGCAGTGTTTTATGATGCCAAACCCATCAATCTCAAAACCAGTCACATGCTCACACAGTACCCCGGACCCAAGTACAAAAAAGTAAGTTTTTCAAATCCAGGACATGCTAAGAATTTGGCCCGCAAACTCAATACTCAATTCAAGACTGACAAGTTCACAGTGGTCTTGCTAACTCAGGGGTCACAAGTATACCCCGATGTCACATAAACTCTATTACACTCAGCAACTGCTGAAACAATTGCCCGATGATGACCGGCCAACTGAAGACACGGCCATGAAAGAATGGTGGCAAGATATTCGAGAAGATAGTGGGTTACGATTGAGTTGGGAAGGATATGCAATCATGAATCAATTGGAAATAGAATCTTGGTCATTTGATACTGATTTTGCAATAGGGCCAGGACAGTTGATATTGTTAAACAACAAACTTTCTTGTCCGTATTTTATCATAATGGGCAAAAAAATGTTGGCTAAAAAACAGCCTCAAATAATAATGTATGGCAGCCAGGAAGCCACCATGTATGCGTTGTATGGGGATTTGAAACGTTTCTTAAAATATTTAAAGAGTATCTAAATGAATATAGGTTGTGATATAATTGCTGTGGCAAGATTTCAAAATTGGCCGGACAGAAAAGTTCAAAGAATTTTCAACGATCAAGTTTACACACAATGGGTTCAACGTCGTCGTCGCCCTGAATACCTAGCTTCACGTTGGGCAATCAAAGAAGCCATATTCAAATGCTGCGGTATTTTGGAAAATGTCATCAATGATGAAAATGGACAACCAACCAGCGCAAATTGCAGTGTTTCATCCACTCATGATGGTGGTATGTGTTGGGCGATTGCAGTTCGAGCAATTGTAGATTGACCATAAATAGTTTTCCTGTTATAATATACTTTAGGGACCTTAGCTCATTAGGTTAGAGCAAGCGACTCATAATCGCTGGGTGGTGTGTTCGAATCACACAGGTCCCACCAAACAACTGGCGTTCGTATAATGGATAATACAGGGGATTTCTACTCCCTAAATAGCAGTTCGATTCTGTTACGCCGGACCAGATTATAAATTTATGAAAATTGCCCATTATCAATATTTAGGATATGCAAGATCGGGATCTACGTTTTTGCACGAGGTATTCCAACAGCATCCTTATCTGCAGGCATGCACCAGTTCTGTACCAAAAGAGGGATTATATTTGACAGAGGCTCAATATAAACAAACTTTTGATAAATTTGATTATAGCATCAATATGCATCCAGGGGTGATATTACCAAACTTTGGAACTGATGATGATTTTTTTAAGTCAGCAGATTTGGTAACTACAAAATTTTTTACCTGTGTTCGAAATCCATACGATATGATAGATAGCTTCTACATGTTTGGGTTACCTCAAGATTGGAATGAATTAATCATTTTAGCTCTTTCAGATTATAGCAAGCATATTTCTCGACTGCAATCATTACTTACTAAACCTTTTAAAATATTCTACTTTGATGATCTAGTTGCCAATGAACAAGAATTTATTACCAATGTATATAATTGGTTTGAGATACCGTGTGTGATTCCCAATAATATAGATCAGATTTATCGGAATGCATCTAGTCAGAATTACCTTACTGGATTTAGACGGAGCAGTATTCGTACCGATCAAGAACCGGTTATACATTATGAGTTTTCTACCCAGGATATTGTAAACATCAATGCAAACATTTTAAAATTTGAACAGTTGGTTAATAAGAATTTTGACCATTGGAAACGCTAGGCTATATAATTTTAAAGGACCCATAGTATGACTGAAATTGAAGAAAAAATTGTAAAAATTATCACCAGTGAAATGCGGCTTGATGAGCCAGTGGCATTGACTGATAATCTGTCAGATTTAAATGCAGATAGTTTGGATCGTGCAGAAATCATTTTTAGCATCGAAGACGAATTTGGCATTGAATTGAACATCCCCAATCGTGAAACTGCTATGAGTATATTTGTTACAGTACAATCCGTAGCAGATTATGTTAAAGATGTATTACAAAAACAATCAACTGTGTGACCATGACTCGGAACAGGACACCGTCTGACCATGATTTGGAACAGGACATTCGAACATGTGACTGGATGTTGCAAAAAGTGCAGGACAGTGAAAACTACGCACAAAATCTCTACGCAGCCATGTGCAACAATGTGTTTCAAAAAAACGAAGTATGGACCTTGCTTAAAGATGAATACTGGTCTTGCAGTTGGCGCGGCGCCGGCGGCCTAATTTCTCGTTTGCGTAACGAAGGCGATTACATGGACTGGTACTGTTCGGGCATAGGAGATGGGCTGGGCAACGGTGATGCTGACGGAACCAAAGGTTACGTGAGTGAGAGCGTGGTGACAGATGAAATCCGTCAAGATTTATTTGCCATTGGCTGGATTGTACAACCATACGATGACAAAGTTAGCTAAATATTTTTTTAAAGAGGTAACATTATGGCAACACGTAAAACAACAACCCCACGAGCCAAGAGCTTGAAAACCATGGCCAAAAGAGCTGCCAAAGCCTATGTGCGTAAGCGCAGCAAGTAATTGCAATGATAGTAAAACTAGCAAACAAAATTGGTCAAGCGCATGGACGATTTTTCATGTGGTTGGGACAAAAAGCAGAATCAAATCCCTGGTGGGCGGTGGCGCTCACAGTGTGGGCATTGTACGAAATTGGCGAACATATTGCAGGCCCTGTGATGGCAGTTCTGTATGCCACTGGACATATAACATTTAATTGAACATAGACATGCATGCATATTTAAAATTATTCATTCTAGCAGTATTCCATTTGATCTTGGGATATGGATTATTGACCAGTGACCAATGGCCATTGATAATAGTTTGTGGCATAATTTTGTTTTATCCATTACATCACATTGGGTCAAGCATAGGATATCATAGATTATTTTCACACAATGCGTTTACTCCACGACCCTGGTATCCGTATTTGGCTACATTTTTATCTTCAATTAGTTTTTTTGGAGATCCGTTGTTGTATGCAATGGTACACAGAATACATCATAGACATTCTGACCAAAAAGGTGATCCGCACAACCCCCAAGATGGTATATTCCATGCGTACATTGGATGGATGATAAAATTTAAGCCAACATATCGTGACCATTTGGTAATTGCAGATCTGGTAAGGAAATATCCTTGGATGGTACCATTTGGAAAATACGAGCCGGCTGTGCCAATGGTATTTTATTTGTGTTTGTTTGCTATCAATCCCACTGTGGGATATATTGTGTTGTTGGCTTCTTTGCTGGCAGTCAACTCAGGATTCTATGTGAATGCATTTGCACATACCACTAAAAATGATACTGGGCATCAGCACAATGCATTTGACAATGTGTTTTTGGCAAAGTGGGTCAATCCTATTTTTCTTCACAAACAGCATCACGATCGAGGCAATCTAATAGATTACTCAAACGATCAAGTCAAGGATATTTGGGCACCATTGATTAGAAAATTCTTTATGAAAATTGATGAGCCAAAAATATAAACTTAGGTATCAATTTATTCAATGATGTCAACCAAATGCATGTCTTGTGCGTTATATACTGTATAGGAGATAAGTTATGAAAAAGTTACTATTGGTAATCACATTGTTAACAGCAACCGCAGCACAAGCACAATGGCGGCATGAGCATCGTCATTGGGAACCTCGCACAGTTATTGTTGAACGTAACGATTGGGTGGCACCATTGATCATTGGTGGTATTGCTGGAGCCGTGATTGCCAATGCCAATCAACCACAACCAGTTGTTGTTCAACGTGAGCAAGTGATTGTACAAACACAGCCGCAGACCATTTGCACAGCGTGGAAAGAGATTTTACAATCTGATGGTCAGATTTATCGTGAGCGTAATTGCTATCAACGATAAAATTCATTCTTAAGGGAATAATATGTTTATTGGGTTAATGGGAGTTGACAATGATGGTAAAACCATGTATACACCTAATGGTACAAAGATATTTTTCACACTGCCCCGGGGACTAGCGTGGCGAGTACAACGGATACAACATTGGATCGCTCGGAAAACTTGGTGATAAGTAAGAGTTATTGCTGTATGAAGCAAAGAGAAAAGTGTTCTGGACGGGGGTGCGAATCCTCCCAGGTCCACCATAAGCATACTAGGTCGTTGAGTCAAAAAGTCGCATGTGATGCGCTCAGACTAAAATAGTATGCTTTTGATGGGCCTGCATAGTTTCGACAGGGCAAAGAGTAACAGAGTGGACAGCACAAGAGCAACCTTGTAAAAAGAAGAAAAACCGTAAACGCAAACGACGAACTGTTCGCATTGGCCGCCTAAACGCTGCCTAGGGTAGGAAATACCTCGTAACAGAAACAACCAAGCCCGCTTCGGTGGGCTTTTTTTTGGCTGCAATAAATATCTACAAAGGAGCCAGTATGAACAAACAAGCACTGGCGTTCCTATTCTGCTGGACCAGCACCTTAACCAACGCCCAACTCTTTGAAAGTAAAACCACTATTCAGTGCGGTGAGACCAAATACATTCTCGCCAACTTGATTGGTGAAGAAATTGAAGAACATCCACTTTGGGTAGGCACCAATGACACCAGCAAAACCAGCACTATAGTTATGGTAAACAACAACACCCAAACTTGGACTGTGGTTCAATTTGATAAAAAGATAGCCTGTGTGTTAGGCGTGGGCGAAGGATTTAAATTCAAGAAAGAGTAAAATTTTATTAGGTTGTGTCAACGCATTGTCCTGCTGTGGCGTTATAAATGTATGCAAGACAATAATCAACTTGACTACGATGACACAAAGAAAGATAAAACTGAACCGTTTCAGGAACAGTATTTGCCTACCAGTTATGATTGGAGATTATCCAATTGTGACGAAAAACGCACATGTCGTTGTAAACTCAAAGATGATGTCAAACATAAATTTCATTAACTCTAAAGGAACCTTCAAATGAAAACAATCGCTACTGTTATCGCTACTTTGGTAGCAACTGCTGCTTTCGCTACTGAGCCTGCTAAGACTGCTGCACCTGCTGCCAGCGCCGCTGCTGCTCCAGCCGCTACAGCCAAGTGTGATCCTGCTAAAGACAAGACCTGCAAGGTAGAAGCAAAGGCAACGCCTGTCAAAAGTGAAGCACCTGCTGCCAAGGTCGAAGCAAAAACAGCTGAGCCTGCAAAGAAGTAATCCATCTGATTTAGATGACGATGACGACGATGCACTTGAAGACTTTCCTGACTTACAAGTTGCATATCGTCGTCCAAGTCTGATACCATGTGATCATCATTGTGATCACGATCAAGATGAATTGTCAGATTATGTGTTAGTTAGATTGGCACTAGCCCGAGCAAAAGCCCTAGATCGTTATCGCACAACTCATGATTAAAAGCCTACTTCGGTGGGTTTTGTGTTGACTGAGACTTGATCTTGCTATATACTACAATCATGGGCAAACAAACTGAATATTTTGACAGCATTGGCTATCAACCCAAGTACTGGATTGGCGATCGGGTGTTTGGACACTGGAACAAAATACCATTTGTGGGCAGCGTGGGCAACGACACTGTGATTGACAACACTGGTCCACGTGTCTCAATACACTTGGATTTGCCAATTCGGTTTGAAGATCGAACACACAACATCATAGTGGTCCGACACAAAGATATAAAAAAGCTGGTACTGATGGATTAGTAAATAACAGTATGAAAATTGACACAGCATACAACAATCAACTGCATCGGCTTCAAGAAGTCAAGCATGTGGACCAACAGCATCAAGAAAAAGTACAAGAAACTGCTCGCGTGAAATATCAACACAGTGTTGAAGAAGCTCGACGCATTGAAATGAATCGCCGCATGAATCGTCCAGGTCAAAACATTGACAAGATGGCTTAGTCATATTTTTCTAGCGTAAACAGATGGAATTTTTTATAGTGCTTCTTGCGATCCCAATGGGATTGCTAGTAGGAATGCTGCCAGCAATAGGAGACAGTGTGATGATGATCATGTTGTATCCATTTGTGTCACATTTAGAATTCAATACTTTGATTGCATTTTATGCCACCATGATCACTTGCGGACAGTTTAGTTCAAGTGTGGTTGGATTGTGGCTTGGCTTGGCTGGAGACGTCACGACAATTCCAGTGCTTAAAGAACGTCGCGAAATCATCAATTCCAACCTGTTATGGACTGCATTATACAGAACTGGACAGGCCAGTGCTGTTGCCACGCTAGCATCGGTAGTGATGCTTGGTATATTGATGCAGTTTGGTGCCGAGTTTCGGCAATTTCTTCGCACTGATGTTTTCTTTGTTATTTTGATCATGGTGGTATTTTCTGCTCTGGGCTGGGCCGGAAATAGATTCCGTACAAATTTATTGCTGTGTGCTGCAGGACTTGTGGGTAGTTTGATTGGGTATAATCAGTTTTTGGGCAAATCTATCCTCACAATGGGAGTTGAGTTTTTAGTTGGCGGACTTCCGTTTCTGCCTGTGTTGCTGGGCATATATGCTATCCCCATGTTGTTTGCAGCAATGTCAGACATGTCCAAAATGAATCTTGCGGATGCTGGTTCAGTTGATACTACCCGTCCAATACAACTAGTGCCCGCAGCAGTAATGGCACGTGGAACTGTTATTGGATTTTTAACTGGGTTGTTGCCCTTGATTGGAGTGACTGTAAGTGCGTCTACTGCACATTATGTTGAATCTAAGATCAATTCTAGTACAGCACTTTCACGGATCAGTTCAGCAGAAGCTGCAAACAATGCTGCTGTTATATCTGTTCTTTTTCCATTGTTGATATTTGGAGTAGCCATACAACCAAGTGAGGCCATAGTGGTCAATTTGTTAACCGATCGTGGTTGGTCAATCAATCAACTCAGCATGGACACTTATTTAAAAATGGGAGTGGGCATACTATTTGGAATAGTAGCATGCCTTGCATTTTGTGTACATTATGTCACACAAATGATCAACTGGTTTGTTAGATACAATCGATATGTATTTTATTTTATTTTTGCACTAATAGCTTGTGATGTTTGGTATCTGGGCATGGACTCAGATCGCTCAGTCTTTTACATGATTGTTTTTGCAATTTCTGTCGTGATAGGACGTTTTTTATACTGGAAAAAAATTGATCCTGTTCCGATGATCTTTGTGTGGCTTATTGGACCACACTTTTGGCCAACTGCATATAGACTTTTGCAACTATATGTTCTATAATCAACTTTAAAGGATACTCTATGATTAAAAAACTATTGACTCTCGTGACTGCTATGGTTATTGCTGTTAGCGCATCAGCTGCTGACAAAACATTTACATTTTTGATTCCGTGGGGCGGCGGAACAAATGATCAAAATATTGCTGAACTGTTGACTCCAGGTCTTAAACAACTGGGGTGGGACACATCAATTGTGTTATACAACGGCAACTGTGCAGCCATGGCGCAAGAGCTAAAGGTTACCAAGAAACCCACAATAGCAGTATGGTCCAATCGAGATCATCTGCTGCCGTTAGATCACGAATGTTATCTTGCGCCGCCGGCTGCACAAAACATGATATCAATTTGGTACTATGCACCAGACTATCTTTGTGCTGTGGGCAAAACTGCGCCCAATGCTATTTTTACCACACCCGGTACATATCGTATCAGTGTTCAAGCGTTTCCAAGCACACTGACCTGGGTCACTGATGCTATCAGGGCTGCTAGTCCGGGCACAGTCAAAACTGTGATTTATACCGGTAGTGGGGCGCAGATACGAGGTGCTGCTGCACAAGAAACTGAATACGTATTAGGAACTTCGGGTAAAGTTATCGAACGCAATGGTCAGGCAGTGTGTACTCACAATACTGGTCCAACTGAGTTGTTGGGCACACGCCCGCTGGGTGAAATCAATCAAAGTGTCATGAACTACTACATGATGGTATATGCTGCTTCTAAAAATATTCCTGCCAGTCTTCAAACTGAATTACGAGCTGATATGGCTAGATTGTTGCAGACACAACCGCTGCAAGACTATTTCAAGACCAGACAGTTCATGACAAAAATGTCCACGGCATCAGCTGATGAGCAAGTTGACTTTCTGTTGAAATCAATTAAAAAATAATGCACTACGTCAACAACACAAAACTTGTGTATTCTCAATGGGATATCGACTACACTGCTGACTATAAGTTTGTGTTGGGTAACGGATTTGACGATTACAAATTTTCAATCAACCGTGCTGTTAGTTTTGAACATGCTGTTAGAGATCATTTGCTTCATTTAAGAGATCAACATTCTTATTTGCGTTTTTGGTTTTCTGGCGGCCCCGACTCACGTATAGTTCTTGACACTGCGCTCAAGTATGACATTGCGTTTGACGAAATTGTGATGGTTCGATACACTCCAACTGATCCATTGGTGGTGTTTTGCAACTTGGCCGAGGTTGATCGATGTGCTATCCCGGTTGCACAACACTATAAAGAAAAATTTGCATCAACCAAACTGACCATAATCAATTGCGACAACGATTATTTCAATTGGTTTTACTCTGACCCCGAGTGGCATAAAAAGTTCATGCATTTTTGCTATGTAGAGCCAGGCATGATGAAAGGTATCTATGAATACAACAACCAGTGTCGGTCCGTACTAGACAATGTGAATCAGTTTGATTTGTTTGGATTTCAACAGCCTAATATATGGTTTGATTCAGCCAGTCAACAATGGAAATTTTTATATGTAGATAGAGCATTTAATCAGGTCATGGATACTCCAGAATCAATCTGCACAGGTTCAGGCGCTGCTGTTCTAAATGCTTATCTATCTGACCTTGTACCACAGTTTGAATCCCAAGGGTATTATCCAGAAAAATTCAAAGAAACTATCACAGGTAGAGAACAGAAAAATATGTTGTCTTTGTTTCAAAATTTAACATATCCTGCTGGCTCAATCCTTATGCCCAAGAGAAC